TACAAGAAGGAGCGTAGTATGACCCATCTATTATATCATAATATAGTTAATAATTTCCTGTTACATAAAGAAAAAAAACATCCCACCCCTCGATTAAGAGAGATGGGATAGTTTTACTAAAGTTTAAAATCTAATATAATTAGACATTAACATCATCGACTACTTGGCTCCACATACACGTATTCCCTCCTTAATCTATTATATAATAGCACAAGCACTACAACTAATAAAAAAACCTTTAAACAAAGGCTTTATTAACTATATGGTGCCGACACGCAGATTATAAATAATTTGTATTCTCATAAATTAACATGACACATCAACGCTTGTTAAGGCTCTTACAGCATTGGTGTAACTTGCTGAAATTGTGTTTTACGAAAAACTTTTCGGTATATTTTCGGTATAAAAAAATAGCCTACCTCTCGTGGTGAGGGGTAGGTATATAATATATGGGCTATACACATATTATAGTTTTAATTACAGGTTAACTGTTGCTAAACCTGTGTTCTTATTAATGTAAATCTTAAACGCTTTTTTTCCATAATCTCGTGCATAATATGTAATGCCTTTACGAGTAAATGAAGCTCTAAAAATGTACATTTTAACACCTCCTTTGCACAAAATGCTTGCAAAGATTAGGTTATGATGTTACAATTTAATTGCACTTAAAATTGCAATAGCCTATCACAACCCATGCTAGGCAAGCAGGAGAACTAAGTTAGCGGCTTAGTTCTTTTTATGTTTTCTCAGTTGAATGCTTGCACATTGATATGAAATTCCAAATTTATTTGAGACTTCTTCAACACTCATATCTTTAATAAGATATCCTGGTGCAAGCAATTCTGCTGCAAACTCATCAGCTTGCCATTCAGGATCCATATATTTAGGAACATCCATCTTACTTCTAGCAAAACTTATATTTTGCTCCGAATGAAAAAGATAATGCAGCATTTCATGTGCTAAAGTGAATCGTGCTCTCCCTCTTCCTGCCTCAGCATCTAGATATACATCCTCTCGTATCAACATTTTACTTTCATCAGGATATGTAAGTGCCTCTGTACCTTCAGGTAGCTCACTTATCCCTACAATTTCCAAATCAAAATTTTTATCCAGTTTAGGTAATAATTCAATAAAATGTAATATTGGGAAATACATACGATTCTCAAAACCTAACATTTTTCTTAAATCTCGTGCTAAACTAGATAGTTCTTTTCTTGAGATCGGCTTTGCCTTATAATGAACCATTTTAATCTTCTCCTCCCTTTTTTAGAATGCTCATCATCTCATTTATTTGGATATCATCCAAATCCCCCAATTTCCTTGCAAAAGCATTTGCTAAATTCTTTGCATTATCTCTTCGTCCATTTAAATCTAATTTTAATGTAAGTTTTGAGTTTGCTGCAACTCTTTTAACTTCTGCCGCAACACCTCCATTAAGGTTATAAAGACAGATAATATCATTTACAAAACCTTCTGGAATCTCTCTTTTACCATGCTCTATAGCAGATAAATAAGACGATGTAATATTCAACTTATCTGCCATATCCTTAAGAAGTTCGTTACAATCCATTCTTATGTTTCTGAGAATCCTTCCAAATTCAGTAATCATACCTGTTTCCTCCTTTACTCTTTAAGTATAACACAATCGCTCACCGTGTCAACATTTTTTTGTTATTTTTTCAACTATTAATGTAAAAAAGCAATCCCACCTCACACAATCGTAAGATGGGATATTTGTTATTTTATAATCGCACCTGTGCCCTTGCCGACATAGATATTAACCTTTCCAAAGGTCTGCGTTTGAATCGTCACAACATCTTTTTGTGGTTTGGCTAAGATTTCATATGTCAAGCCGTTATATCTAGCAGGTGCAAGCATTCCGCATTCATTTCCTACTATGGGTGCTACGTTTGTCTTGTATACGCGCCAAGTAGGCGCTGAGGCAGGCAAAGTAACTGTTTGCTTCTTAGGAGCCACAGGCTTAGGTTTAACCGTTGTAGGCTTTGAATTGACGCCGCACAACTCGTTTACTTTTGCCTGTACAGTGTTGTAATCATATCCCGCAGCTTTCAACTTCTGCTTACGGGTATTGCCATTACCCCATTTACCTGCAAGCACTTCCTGCGCAATCTGTTCGATGGTTTTCTGAGTAGTAGGTTTTGTAACTGGTTTACTTGCAGTAGGTTTAGAAGCAGCTTGTACACCAATACCAAAGCATTTCAAGATACCCTTGGCAAGCTTATCAATGCCGCTGTTAAAGACTTTCACATCTTCAGCGTTTGAAATAAAACCGCATTCGATCAAACGATAGCCATATCCTTTCGCATATGCTCTTGCAGGATTTGCTAAATCACTGCGTTTTGAGATTGTAACTGAGCGACCGGGAAACATTCCTGATACAAACTTAGCTAATGCGGTGTCATATTTATCAGGATTTAATCCGCCCTTGATAATTACGTGTGCGCCTCTAGCAGTAGCTGATGCACTATCCATATGTAATTCGACAATTTGATAATCCTTTGAAATTGTTAAGCTGCTGATTCCGTTATCTGTATAATAATTACGATTCACATCACCGAGCATGACATTGTTTCCGCCTAGCTCTTTAATTCGTTTTCCTAATGCTCGCACTCGTTCTGCTTCCTGATATCCATTGCCGCAAGCGCCTGGATCTCCTGCGCCATGTCCGCATATTACAAACAATTTGCTCATTTTACTTATCCTCCTTAAATAATTCTCAACTCATGGATTTCTCGATCCATGCCTTCAATCATACCGTTCCCGCCTAATCGCTTATAGGCTTCATACATCTCCACCCAGTTTCTGAGCGCATAGGACGGAATGGCTTTCTTTTCCATATATTTATCATGATATTCAATTAATTTCACCCGCAAAAGACACTTGGTTCCTTCGCTGTTAGCACTTCGTATTTTCTTTTGTTCCTTTAAAAGCCATATAATATACCCAAGCACCAACGGTAAAGAAATTGTATATGTCGTCATCAGAAACTCATTCATGCTTATCTCTCCGCTTCCGGAATGCCCGCAAGTGATGTCAGTACGGATAATACTCCCGCAAGCACAGAAGCTGATACCACAACGCCGATATTGACCTCTGATAGTAATGCAGCACTGCCGATCGTAGCTATTGCCGTTTGTGCCATTGTTTTAATCGCACGTACACCCGCCGCGTATAGCCATGGGTGATCCTTTCTGAATAATTCCAATTTGTTTTGCTTTTTAGTTTCCATTTTATATGTCCTCGCTTTCTTTTTAAAAGGGAGCAAGTCGCTCCCTTATTCAATAACCAATTCTTCAAGTCCTGATTCAATCAGAATTTCTTTTACCTGCTCTTTCAGCTTAGCCGGTACGTCTTTGTACTCAGTTTTACCTAAAATAACACGCTGTGCAAAAAACATTGCCATCATCATACACCCTCCTTTCCCTAACATAATAAAAAACACAAATCTAAGCATATGCAATCATCGCTAATTCTGCGATCAAGTCATCTTGGAATTCTTCACGATCTGATAACGCTTGTACCTGTGCTTTCAATAACTTATTTTCTGATTGCAATACTTCAAGTGGTGATGGTTCCGGTTCTTCTGATGGTAAAGGATCTAACTCCCATACCCCGTCTTTGTACACATAATCCTGTGCCTTTGCGTAAAATTCTAAAACCTCTGGTTCGCTTTTGAATTCCTTTTCAATGACTGTATCTGAATCATCATAAATCGCATTGACTGATTCACATCTGCCGGTATCATCAAGTTTAACTTTAGCGATGATCTTCTCTGTTTCATCTGTAGTTTTCTTTGTCATAATTTAATTACCTCCTATGATACTCCATCTATTCTCAATAATCTTACACTTGAAACTGAATTGCCATCTGTTAAGTTCAATCTTTTAAGCGCTTCAACTCTGATTTCATTACCGCCTATATTGAAATGTCCTGCAATCAATGTAAAACTATCCCCGCCGCCTTTTAACGCAACACTACCATACACGGATTCTTTAACCGGCACAATCATCGGAAATTCAAGTGCACCACTATCAAAATATAGCTCCAAGTGTTTGAAACAATAAGGATTGTATTCTAAAGATCCAGCATTTCCTTGTGTCATACTACCCGTCCATAAGTTGACACGCCCTGATACACAAACTAAATCTTTCCACACTTGATTATTGTACACCTGCATCCATATATTACCCGGATTCGGCGCTGCTTCATATAGAAGATAAAACGAAATGGAGCTTGAGATATTATGTTGGACCCTAATCCCCATGAATTTTTCTTCGCCATACGGACAATTAGAAGTTCCTCCACTGTATGAGTTCGCAACATTCACTGCACCGCTTCTTGTACCATCTAAATTGATATTTTTAACATTTGTAACAGTACTCGGTCTTGTCAATAATCCGACTGTTTCTTTGTCTACCATATTATTACATGAAACATTTCCGTTTTCATCAACTGTAAATAATGTTTTGAGTGTTTTGCCGTCAGCGCTGTATTTACGAATAGAAAATTTACCATTGGTCCCATGATTCATAGAATAATATGAACCGTCTGCTCCATAAAAAGCAATATTTTTATTTGGTTCTTCTTTTGATCCTACCGCTAGTCTATTCGTCTTTGATGCGTATACTGCATTAGTAGCATTTTTAACTATGGCTACTCCGTTCACAGCTTTCAATACAGTTTCAATAATATTTCCCTCGCTATCGCATAGTTCGATCCACAAATATTCATCATTGTTATATTTCCATGCGTGAATACGGTAATAATGACCATCATCCCCGGTGTAAAACTTCAGCATCTTATTTGGTTTAGCATCAGATCCGATGTCTAATCCACTTGGTGCATAACGCGCATTATCGAGTGATGTTGTTCCATCCGCATTGACGGATAAAACTGTTTTGGAAGTGGTTCCGTCAGCATTGCATTTCCTTATGTAAAAGCCGCCATTGCTTGCATGTAAACGATAATACGTTCCATCAGCACAATAAAACGCAATTGTTTTATCAGGGTTATCTTTTGATCCAACAGATAGTCGCTCGGTTTTAGATGCATATTCCGCTTTTTTTACGGTCTTTTCTCCTGAAAAAATATCATTAATGAAGTTTGATAAAATATGAATCGTATTAATTTGCGGCGCATAACGCTCAATGGCTTTAATCAAAGTGCCTTCATATCGAATCCGCCATAACGGCACCTGTCTGTGTGTGCCGCCCTGTGTAAGATCCTGTTGCACATATATAGGGTCACTTGGGTTGCTTGCTTGTGTTCCTTTGATTATTTGTAATGACATTGAATCATCTTGACCGTCTGTTACAAAATCTAATACGATGAGATCAATACGATTATATCCTGACACTCCCAAATCCCCAGTAACGATTTCCTCATCACCTGGATCAATAATGGCAATATGACCTTGTACAGATGCTACTCCATCCCCAATCTTAAATTGATTGTTTCCGATCGCCTCACATTGCATACTGCCGCCAATATTATGTATTCCTTCTGCACCTAATATAGATGCATAAATTCTACTATCATCACTTGCATAAATATCAACAGGATCATTGATCCTATCTACAGTAATTTGTCTTAACATCTAATCACCTACCTTATATTCTGTAGTTAAGTAGGAAATACCGTTAATGATATTTCCCTTTATAATCTTTCGTGTTATTTGTTTTTCCATCGAAATCCCTGTCATACGTTCAGACGCACTAACAATATCTCCTATTTCAACATCAAGTGTACCCGGATCAATTTCAAGGCTTTGTTTAGGGACAAATTCGTCCATCTTTCGCATTGTCTCTTTTCTTAGTTCTTCAAGCGATTCAACCGAGGGATAATCATAGATGTACGTTCGTAAATGAATACCGGTAGGCATTGCCCGTGAAGACTCTTCAATAATGCTTCCGTCAGGCAATCGCCACATCTCAATCACTTGGCGATTCGCCAATTCACCTTTTCCCAATGCAATAATATGATTATATCCGTTATCACTGTCTTCTGCGATCATTGGTATACCGTAATCATTATCAAGACAGATGCTTTCTGATAAATCATGTATTTCAACGACTTTGCACACCGCTTGCGAACCGTCAAAAGAGATATGCAGCCTTGCATTTACTTTCGTCAATGCATCCTCTATCACCTGCAAAACTGTGGCATAACGCACCTTTACAGATAACGAAATATTAGCTTTTCTATCTGCCGCTACGATTAAACCGTCATACTGATCTGTGATCAGCTGTTTTAACAAATCGTTAGCATCGCCGTTAAATACAAAATAATCTTGATTTTTAGGTGGTGATACCGCATGATCAGACAGTAAACCTCGCCACAATTTGCATTTAAGAGTTATTTCATTGTTGGAAGTATTTACTTTAATGCCATAGACTATGCCGCCGATTTCTGAATCATCGTTTGCATAGATCAAGGATCCTTTTTGTAATTTCTGATTCTTATTATACAATATGATCTCAAAATCATTTTTCGCATTGCTTAACAAAGTCCCTATTTCAACATCGATCTTACAGTTGCTTAGGGTACCTAATTCCACAATCCCTCTTTCAGCATCGTAAGGTTCGGTATAGATCAAATCCATTTAGGCTGACTCCTTTCCTCAATCAGAATAATATCAAAACTGAATTCTCCCGACCAATTCACTGCTTGTTTCCCTGGCTTGATTAATTCAAAAACGCTGTTCTGCTTGTTTCGGTTGTTGAACTCGTTAATTTCTTCGCCGTTCATCAGATAGCGAGTGATTGTACGATTGCGTGTATTACTATAATCGATTACCAGCCTTTCATTTCCACTTACATCAGTATTCACTTGGTATAAATGATTTCCTATGGTAATCGCTGGATTTCGCACAGATCCGTATACAATAATTTGATAATGTGCTGCATAAGCGAATGGATTATAAATGAATGAACCACCGCTGCGAGAACGATACCGATATGGATAAGTATACGGATAACGTTTTATACTGCTTTGCGCCGTTGGAACCTCTGTAGATAAAAACACCTTAGAATGATGCTTAATCCATAACGGCATATCACTTACAAGCGTTAGTTTGCATGTAACGTATGGACTTCGTAAATTTACTTTTTGCGGATTCATTAAATAGATGTAGCAAACAATATAATAATCACCGATGTATAACTTGCCCGGTTCGTCTATATCACTTTCCAGCAATTCCCTTAATTCTTCCGCTGAATTCTTCCAGTCTCTATCTTTTGTACTTAGTACATCTAATTCTAACGTCTTTGTGATTATCTTTTGCTTAAAGCCGGTTATTCTTCCGTTAGATTCTGTGTACTCCCTTGATATAGTATATAGATCATCAATATCTAATAGCTTGTAAGGTTTTTCAGATAAGCACAATCGTTTACCTAGATGATTCTCATACCATATGAACTCCATTAGATCCACTCCTTACTGATTCGTCCAAACTCACGATTATTGAATTTAACAGCAATGCCTTCTTGTGCAATAGCTTCCGCTGTTGCTTTACCGATTTTGTTATAGTCGATGACTTCTTTATCGGCATTGTAAGTATGGTAGATGTTGCTGCTGAATGAGGGGGATAGGTCTGATACTTGTTGATGCGCAACGCTGCGCATAGCGGCAAAAGAGTTTGAAAAATCCAAGGACATATCTTTTTCCATCAAAGGGCGCATTCTTTTCGCTTGATCGATTGCACCTTGAGCCATTGTAGTTACCGACTTTTTCACAAGACCGTTTGATTTATCGAAGCCTAAAGCAAAGCCAGCGCCCGCCATATATCCGATATCATCACGGAATACGCGCGATGGGGAATGTTCGTCTAATACCTTCATTGCTGCTGTAGTTGCTATAAGACCTAGTTTCGTTGAAGCTGAGGCTACTGTATCCAACCCATCAGGCGATTCAAGGCCTTTGGCAAAACCTAACGCTGCATTTAAACCACTGACAACCATTTCGTCAAAGATATCTGATCCTTTAACTATTTCCTTCGTTGATCCTATCCACATCCCCACCGTTTTATCAAGATGTTCTTTAACTGTGATTCTTTCTAGCTTCATTTCTTTTTCTTTTTCTGCTAACTGTTTTTTTAAATTATCACGTTCATCCTCTAATATTTTCTTTTGAGCCTCATCTTTTGTATTTTTAATAGCTTCTTCGTGAGCAGCAATATCGGCTTCGATTTCAGCATGTTGTTCTTCAAGTGTTTTAGTGATTCTTTCCCCTTGCTCTGTGTATTCAGCTAATTCACTATTGTTTATAGCCTCTAAATCCTCAGCTCTTCCGCTTTCAAGTTTGCCTAAATTATCATAATAAGTTGCACGATCATCAAGTATACCATCCTGGACTTCTTGTAAGGCTTTCTCTTGATTCTGATAACCGTTAAGTTTTCCTCTTAACGTGCCTAACTCTGTGTCTTTTGCCATTTCAGCATCAGATAATCCTTTTGCTCTTAATTCAGCTTCTTTCTTAGTGCATTCCTCTTCTGCTTTAGCCTTCTCTTGGCGGATTTTAGCAAGTTCTTTATTATTTTCTTTATAAAGCTCCTCTATTTTTTTCATCTGTTCTGCTTGCGCTTCAACAATAGCGGAAGCTTTCATTTTTGCAAGGTACTGATCCACCTTATTCATTGCTTCATCATACTTAACAATCTGACCGTCAACTATTTCAATATTTAAGCCGAGTGCTTCGTTTAAATCTTTAACGATACTTGACGCTAACCCCTCATAGCCTGATTTCACTTTACCTGTTTTGTCGGTAATCATTTCAAGCTTTTCTTTCAAGGTTTCATAATGATTAATATCTTGCATTGATGAAGCAATCATTTCATCTTTTGATTTTCCCAAAGCTTCATAAGATTTCTTTGCTTCTTTAATAGCTTCGTTGTGCTTAAACAAAGGATCGGTATTGCCGTAAGCAGCCGCGAGAGCGCCTATGCCTACTGCTAAACCAATCGCAGCTGTAAGAGCTAAACCAGCCGTGCCTCCAAAAGCACTACAAGTCGCATTCCACAACGACGTTTTAGCAGTAGCTCTTTCCGTTTTATTGCCAAACAAACCTACCGCCGCCTGCGCTACTGTTAATTCTTTCGCCATCGCAGCCTGTGTCATTTTACCTTTAGCAACAGCATTGCTTAATTTATCGAAAGTCGCCGATGCTCTTTGCACACCGTTAATAAACGGCACAATCGTTTTTTGAACCGCAAAAGCTGATCCTAACGCTGATAACACAGATACTACTTCGTTCCCATGGTCTACCAAGAATGCAAAACCATCAATAATAACAGGTATTGCTCCTGTAGCCAAGTTTAACCCCGCGTCCACGATCGAAGCAAAACCTTGCGCAACTTTATCCATACTTTCTGATAAGCTGCCTGATGACATTTCTCTTGATAAATTATTTACATTCTCAATAGCGCCTTCAACCGCTTTCTTTAACGGTCTTTCAAACTTTTCATATGCTGCAATGCCTGCGCCTTCTAAAGAACTGCCTAATAAGGTAATCTTTCCTTTTAGATTATCATTCATTGTATCAGCCATTTCTTGTGCAGTACCGTCTGCATTAGCTATTGCTGATGACAATTTATCAAAATCGGAATCACTCGCATTGATAATCGCTAAGAAACCTGACATTGCTTCTTGACCTGCCAATGACGCTGCTCGCTGCGCTTTTTCTTCATCGGTTAATTTTGAGAAAGCCTTTCGCATCTCTTTCATCAACTGATTAAATGGCTTTATCGTACCGTCTGCGTTTGAAATGGTAATGCCGAGCGCATCCATCGCGCCTTGTACTTCATCAGTCGGCTTAATTAATCTTGTAAGCATACCGCGCATCGCAGTACCTGCCTGACTTCCTTTGATACCTGCATTTGCCATTAATCCGATCGCAACTGCTGTATCTTCGACAGAATAACCAAGAGTACCGGCTAACGGTGCTGCATATTTAAAGGTTTCGCCCATCATGCCGACGTTTGTGTTGCTATTCGATGCAGCTTTAGCCAACACATCGGCAAAATGTCCACTATCTTTGGCTTGTAAACCAAACGCCGTCAGTGCATCGGTAACGATATCGGAAACAGCTCCCAGTTCCTCACCGCTCGCTGCCGCTAAATTCATGATACCGCTGATACCGTCAGCCATATCCGCCGCTTTCCATCCCGCCATAGCCATATACTTCATAGCTTCACTGGCTTCTGTAGCACTGAATTTCGTTTGTATGCCCATTTCCTTAGCTTTATCGGTCAACATTTCCATATCTTGAGCAGAAGCACCTGAAATTGCCGCTACTTCAGACATACCGGCTTCAAAATCAGCGCCTACCTTAATTGCATAGGCGCTCATCCCCGCCATAGCACCGGTTACAGCAGTCAGTCCCTTTTTGGCCATTGATGAAAGCTTAGTAATTCCTTCTGAAAAACCGCTGTCAACAATTTTAGTGTCAAATTTTAATGATCCATCATATGCCATATCATCACCACCTATCCGAATGCACTCGCAATACTTTCTTCATCCAGTTCCTCTTGCGGAAGCGCAATCTCTCTTTGTATTTTTCTGATTCTTGAACGCTCTTTTTTGCTCAATTTCGATAAATCCATGCTTCTATAACTCATGCGCTTTTTTAGTTCACAATCGCTATTTAATGCATTCAGTAAAGCCAAAAAATGCCACCAATGCATGTAACGTGTTTCTACCAAATCAATGTGATAGCACTCCATAAATGCCCCGATAATGTAATCGCCGTCATATAAGAAGCTGAACACTCTTTTTCCTTTGCTTGCTCCTTTTCTGTCTTTTGAATCATCAATATTTCCTCTCAGAAATTGGATAATGGCTCTGCCCGTTTCAATTCCGTTTGTAGGCAGCAAGTTATCTATAAAAAGCGAAAGAATGAGATAATTCAAATCGTCTGAACTCAACTCTTTATCAAGCAGCGCTTCATTTAAGCCGATCCAACGGCGAAAATCTGTATCGATTCGATAATCAATACCATCTACGGTAATTGTTTCAGGGTATTCTTCGATCAAACAGTTAAGCATGATAAGGTTTTTTCTTATGCTTGTGATCAGATGGCTTCTTACCTAAATATCTCTGAAACTTCTGTAAGCGGCTTTGATCTGTCGCAGCTACACATTCACTAACGAACTTTATATACTGTTCATATACGCTGTCACAAGTCTTCATATTGTATTTACCTTGAAACAATTTATCTGCCGTACCTTCGCCGAACAAACAATCAAAAGCTTCAAAAAAAGCATCACAATAAACCTTAATTCCTTCGGCTCTTGTTTTGCAATTTTTCATTTCTGAGGTTTTTTTATCCATATTTTTGAAAATCGCTTCATAGCTTTCCATGCTTTCAAGATCATCAAAATCATATTTAAACGGTAGTGACAATCCTTTAATTTTCCATACCGGCAAACTCTTTTTTGACATGCTCATATCTCCTTTACATTAAAGCAAAAGACCCCGATTAATTACCGAGGTCTTCTGATACTTCAGGTGTTGCAATTTCACAGGTTGCTTTAAACTCATCTTTAGAAATAACTTCTACTTCTTCTTTGCTGCCCTGCGATTTGAAATTACCCGAATATGTGTAGGTGTTTTCATCATCGCCATCACTGTCAGGTACTACCGCATAATCACGTTTGATCGCGATATAACTGCCTTCTGTCTTTCCAGCTCGTGTGAAGTCAACCAGTAAGATAGTTCGTACTGCATCGGTTCCGACAATTTCACCATCAGTAATTGTGATTAATTCCTGATGCACTTTATTTCCTTCGTATTGATCGAACGCATAGCTGATCGAAGGCGCATAGCCTGTAATATCGGTTACTTCTCCATCCTCATCTACATACTTTCGACTGTATTCATTCGGGTTACTTGACTTTCCCATTTCTGTGAAATGCTGCATACGCTGATATGCGACAGTTTCACCGTTCAACACTCCTAAGAATGCGACTTTTCGATTTCTCTTAACTAATTTTTCCATTGTTTGGATACCTCCTAATTTCTTAAATAAGTAATACGGCACTGAATCAAGTACCGTGCTGTTTGTTCATCTGCCGCAAATAAATACGCAGATGATAATACTTCGATAGATTGGATGCCTTGTACATCAGGCAAATTGCCGATATCGTCCTGCTGCTCCACCCAATCTGCAAATGCTTCATAAAATCCACTATTTTCAATATTCGCTAAAGCATCGCTTGAATAATACTCAACAGACATGAAAGAAAACTGATACTGTCTTAGGCTTCCGCCATCTGTATATTGCTTAACGATCGGTGTACATGCTTCGGGATTCACGCTGTACTCTGTTGCCAATGCGCCGAGATAATCGACACCGATTTTACCTTCTTTCAGTAATGGGCATTGACAAAAGTATTCGCGCAACGCTTCAATCATAGGTTTATTTTCCGACAATTCGACCAGCTCCTTTCAAGATATCTTTTTTGTCTTTTGTTTTCATTCGTTCAAACCACTTGGCGCCTCGATTCGGTGCACCTGTATAAGTCAGTGGTATGTTAGTTACTGTCTTAGGCGCTCTGCCTATCATCACTTTACCGTAATACTGATATCGTCCATGTAGGGAATTGTATTGGACCAATCCATTGCCGATATTCGTCGCTCTGACCCCTGATCTTATCAGTTCTCCGTTTAATCGAGGTGTGAGCGGATCGCATCGCCGCAATACCTCGCTGTCTACATATCGCTGTGCTTGTTGATAAGCTAATAGCTTCTTTGCCGCAAAGTCATGTCGGAATTGCAGCAGGCCCTGCATCGTTCCGCCTTTTACCTTGACCTTTACTAATTGATTTGATGGTTGTCTTATCGTCATGAACCGCTGATCCTTATATGCTTCGTGTAAGGACTGCCCTTATCATTCACAGAATATGACTTGATTAAGAACACATCATCCTTATGCTTTAAAAGGTCATTAGCGGTTGCATTTTCAATAACGACCTCGCCTTTCAGCACATAATCGCCTTTTGTAAACACCAATTCTTCCGGTGCATTCGCTAAAGGGATCCTAACCACATATTTATCTGCGTAGATCATTCCTTTTTCAGTCACTGTCGAATCGGTTTTCACAAACCAAGAACAGCCATGCAGTACAGTAGGTAAATAGGTTTCGATACGTTTTTCTTTATCATAGGTCTTATGATAAATCGTTATGGTTTCTGTACAATTTAGCATTATCCGATACCTCGATATAATAAACCAGTCATAGCTAAATGTTTCACAGCAATTTGATACAAATCTCGATTAACAGCATTGCTTGACTTCTCTTTCTGATAAGTAACACTATAACCGTCTGTGGACTCACTGGAGATACCACTGTGCGTTTTTTGTGCTTCGTTGTATAAATATTCGGCAATTTCACAAACGCACTGCTTTGCTTCCACAGGAATCTTCTGTAGTCCTTTCAAACGTCCGAATGTAAAGCGGTCGAGTTCTAAACGAGCCTTATATTCAAATTTAGAAAAGGACTCCTCGGGAATTATATCCCCGAAGAAGTCCTTCGTGTAATCTTCAAAGGTTGCATATGGCATATACAACACCTCCTGTATTTAACCGATTAATTTTACAGCCATTTCCGGATAAATCGTCTTAATACCATATAATACATCCAAAGATACTGTATCAGTTTTTGTTTCCTGATTATATCCGAATACTACTCTGACACCTAAGCCGTTATTACTCATAATTGCGGCATTCTTATTACCAAGCGGTAAATCTAATGTACGAGTAACTAAAACAATCGTATTACGATGGAATGCCAAAGAGTGCACCTTTGTTACAGGATAAACTGCTGCATTGTCGTAATCGTCCATTAACGGCATATCCAATTCTACCTCTGCAATAGCACCGGAAGCAGCTGTTACATCTTTTTTCACTCGATACATACGACCTTCGATGATAAGACCGTCTCCCTCTTTCAAGGTTCCTGTTGCCGGCTTAACAGAAGATAAAGCTACCTTATACGCATCCTTAGTACCGGTTGCCTTACACTCTGTCAGAGTTCCCGGTGTTTCCGCTAAGGAGTATGGGGCATTCTGATCCATGAAGGTATCCAATGTATACAAACGCCCCAGATTAGCTTCGCGCAATGCTTGTGAATCTCCTGCATAAGAAGCTTTTGATAAGTTATCGGTAGTCGCATAACGATACTTATGTTCAGGATTAAATACCAAACGGCGTAACTGTTGCGGTACTTTGTTGATATCCAATTTCTTGCTGATGTTGGCAATATCTTTTAAATCCTTTGCGTTGGCTGTGCCGTTTACAGTATTTGTGATATTTACGACCTCATTCAGAATATCTTCATCCAATGCTTGCGCAATGGCTCTCATTGCAGGTGCGATAAACTGTTCACTGAAATTTGTGATATTCAAAGTAAGATCGCGTGTAGTTACATCAAAGGATACGTCTCTCCAATGATCCAATTTTACGGATGTCTTTCCTTCTGATGCATCTTGTCGTGTGATATGATCCGTAAAGTTATGTGCAACGAATTTTGCAGGCTTTCTGATCGTTACTGTATCTCCGACACCTGCTACAAATTCACTATCAAAATCGCGATGTACAAGACTTCCCATGATCATGTTGGCTTCCAGCACCATAAGTGCTTCACGTGCAATAATATCAGCTGTTAATAATTGATTAGGCATATTTATTTACCTTCCTTTCTATTTGTTCGCTCTCCAGGCTTTATACTCATCCATTGTCATTTGTCCTGGATCTTTTGTTTTTGGGTTTACGCCTTGTGGCATTCCCCCTGCTTGTGGCTGTTCAGTCAAAAACATATCTTTG